GTAGTTTGCCTAACTAGTAGTTCAAATAAAATACCAGTATTGCGATATTTGGAATGTTTTATTGCCATAGTTTTTTTACGAGTCCGCTAGTAATAAATATCTAAATATTTAATCTAAACCATTAATTATATTGTCTTCACTTAAAAGATCTGGTTGCTCAAACAAATTAACTTTTCTTTGGTGTTTCTTTGTCATTGCATTCAAAGTACTTTTGTTCTTTAAATATTCGGCCATTGTTCCTTCCAATGCTAATGGGCTTCCTCCTTTATAGTTTGGCTTCATATCATCCTCTCCTCTTTCTGCATTTTTACTATAAGCAGCTTGACCAATTGGATCACGACCAAATCTAGAATTATCAGTACCAATGATAGAAGTTACAGCTTTTGGACGGCCAGGCTTTTTCTCATCATAACCATAAGGTACATTCAACATAGAATCTTCTTTGCCTCCATATAAACTAGCTATCTGGTGAGGTGTTCCGTATGCCTGTCCTGATTCTGCAGGATCATTGCCTTCTTCTTGGATCTGAGCATATCTAAACTCCCTCTTCTTATCTTCAATAATCATATCTTCAAGTTCAGCGTATTGATCTTCAGAGAAGTGGAATATCTTATCGTAAATAAAGTCTCTAGGTAATAATGATCCTTCCATTGCTTGTTTAGCCAAATCAATCTTCTCTTTAAAGAGTGCTATCCTTTCTTGATCGTAAATAATAGATGGATTAGTTAATGAAAGGCTAAAGTTAGCGGCAGACTCATTAGTATATCCATGTGCGTATAAGTGAACTAATGCAATCTTAGTTAATTCACTAATGATAATTCTTTGTAATCTTTCAATAGTTCTAGCAAAACGAATATCTTCTGCAGCAAGTGTAGCTTTACCAGTTAAGTCTTTTTCATAACCCATGAAAGCTTTAGGTATTTTAAGGGCGGCAAATAACTTTTCACGGAAATAAGCTACGTCTTCAATACCATTGTAATCAAGACCTTTTGCAGTATCTATTTTAGTAGATGTATCGTTACCTCTTACAGGAATAAAGAAGTCTTCTAATAGGTTTTGCTGATTGTATTTAAGATTATAATTACCTGTATTTGGATCAATCAAAGGAGTTTTTTTCATCTTTTGAATCATCTTCTGCATGTAATTATCTACTTCACCTGGAGGTATTGCTCCTACGTTTACATAGAAAATACGTCTTTCAGGAGCTCTTACAATACGATGAATCAACATGGCATCTTCAATCAATACATACTGCTTAAACAACTTACGACCTGGTTCTAAATAAGATCTACCATAAGGAAGATAGTTAACATCTCCAGTTAATCTGAAGTGTGCCATTTCAAAGTTATCAAACCAAATACCTGTATCATTGTTTTTTTGTGAACTATATCCTGTAGATGAAGCCAAAGTTGCATTTGGATCATACTTAAATCTTACTTCTTGTGGGTTTTCTGGATTATATCCTTCTTCACGGATAATATTATACGCTGAAAAAGGAATTACATTATAAACACCATAATTTTCTGCAATTTCTAATTTGAGGTAGAAGTCGCCATATTTAGCCATATTACGAACCCAAGACCAAAGATTAAATTCAATATTAAGTACAGAATAAAATAAATTGTAGAGGAGTTTCTGAATATTTTCATCAGAAGACCTAATTTGTAATACTTCACCTTGTTCATTTTTAAGAGTACATTCATCTGCTACGATATCTAATGCTGAACAACAAATAGCATCTGTATCCATTGCGTCATAGTCTGCATATATTTGAACCCTTGCTGATTGGTAGTTCTGTGCTAAGTTAAGGTTTACACCATAAGCTGTTGATAGATTTAATAAGGTATATACTACATCAACAGCTTATGGTGTAAACCTTAACTTAGCACAGAACTATCAATCAGCAAGAGTTCAAATA